ATCATCTGTCGTGCTGTCCCTTGTCTGAATCGCAATGCCTTGAGTGGCGTTTAGGACAGTCCGCACAAGCCCATCCGAACGAACAACCTCAAGACCAAGCTCATCACTAATCCGCACGCCGTTATAATATTCGCTTTCCTTGAGTACCCCAGTTAAATCGAGGTCTTCGATCATCTGCTGAATGTCCTGAAGTTGTTGTTCAGCCTCGTCCAAACGCTCCAGGGCCTCTGACAAATCAAGTCCGGCCTGGTCAATCATTCGTTGTGCCTCTTCGACTGCCCGCTGAAAAGCACTGTCCGCCTTCTCCTGTGCCCCTGATGGCGTTTCCTTATAGTCCCAATTACCTCTTCTGTCGCCCACAATTCTTTCGATTGCCCGCAAACGGTCACTTTCTGCAAAGAACGAGTCCCGGAAGTTGCCAAGCAATATCTTAGAACGAGTCGGGTCATTTAGGTCGTGTTCAATCTTGATCACGTGCGCTTCCAGCAGGGCGGGCGGTTGCATGTAATAATCGACAACATAAACGCCGTCTCCTAGCCGTACCTGCTCGTGGTCCCTGTCTAAAAGCTCCTCCAAAGCAATTACATCTAATTCGTATGTGACAACCGGCTGGCTTCTCCTTTGCAACTCTGCCCAAGTTTCCATGAGAAGTTGGCCCGGATCGCTTGCCTGGCTTTCAAAGACTCCAAAGCGGTGCCTTGTGCCACCTTCGTAACCGTATTTCGCCAGGGCATCCGGGTCGCCAACCCATCTTTGACCAAGGGGCTTGTCAACCGGGTCGCCGCTAGCCTTGCTCCATACCACATTAGCAAAGTCAATGCGGGGGCCGTCGTTTTCGGTAGACTCCCCAAACCCATAGAGGGCGGTTTTGATCTCGCTATAGTCCACTTCCCGGCGGATATTTTGAATATCCTTTCCAAGCTCAAACCTCTTTCCGGTGAACGTCCCCCGCCTACTCAAAATGTCGATGTACCGACGAACAATCCGGTTTCCATCAATCTCAATCCTAATCTGTTTTTCGCCCCCGAAGATAGTTAAAAGCTCGGTGATGGCGGCTTTGACACTCATTTTGTCGAGGTCAACCAGCCTGGCTTCTGTGGACATTACTCGCCCGGCTTGAAAGCGTGTGCCCTGCAAGACCGTATTTAGGGCAGTGCGCAAGGTAACAGGTTGGCCAGGAGCATAGCCGGTTAACCATTCGTCGTTTAGCTCATACTCGGCGGACTCGCAAAAGACTTTTTTGACCGTTCCTTGAGGGCCGTTTTCATCATGCACTTGTCTAATGATAAACTCTACAAAATCGCCGTCCTGGTTTCGTATAACCGCCCTGCCGTCTCCTTTGATCCAGGCTACATCTGTGTCTTGCTCGGTATAGGGAACCTCAAATTGCAAGGTCTCTTGGCCGTTCAACTCTTCGACGTAGACGGCGTTAATGTAGATTAACGGGCGTTCCGCACCTTCCCCGGCGTGTGTTTTCGGTTCCAGGATTAAGCGTAATGTGTTGTCTGCGTCAAAAATATAGATCATGCTACACCCACCGCCTTCGCCATGTTACCTGCACGTTTGATGTGATGCCTTTAGGAAATAATTCCAGCAGGTTTTGGCCTTTTTCTAAGGCAAAAAAGTGGTTTTCCAGGGCGACAATGTGGTTTGACGGCCTGCCGTTGAGTAAAACCCTGTTAAGCCCGCAGTCAACCTGGATAACGTCCCCCTGATAAGCGATATAAGGGACTTGTGTTGTCTGTTGGACTTGGTTAATCCGATAAAAACGAAGCTCATCAATCGACATATCGCAAGGTTCGTAATTCGCCCCTACTGCGATATGCACCTGGACACTGCTAACCTGGGCCGCATAAAGCCCTTGGGTGTCGGTGAAAAAACGAGTCCGGCGGGCATAATGTGTCCCGTCCGGCCTTACTTTTGCAATGTAAGCACGCCAACGATTGCCGTTGCGTTCAAGCTCAAGGATTCCGTCAAAGTTATTCCAAACGCCGGGTGTGTCTCCCTTTTCGGCCACAAAATAGGTTCCCCCGGTCAACTCCCCGGCCCTGGCTTCAAACGTATTTAGCTGCGCCCTACTGCTGTTGTCTTTCAAAGCGATTTTACCGACTGCCCTGTCGTTTACGTCAAAAAGATAGATTTCCACCCTACCGGATTGCCCCACAAGGTTATTAAGTTTTATCCGGGCTTGCAATAGAAAGTCCTGCACGGGCGTGCTTAAAACTCTTCTCAAAGCGGGGCCGTGCCACTCACTACCTGAACCAAAATCACTGGCATAGAAACGTTGGCCATCCGAAGCCATTTGCCCGGTGATAATCCCTCCGTCGACGGAAACCCCTGCTTGCCAGCCCGATGTGCTACCCATCGTGTCGTGGATAAGTAGCGTCATGGGGTCAACCGGCGTTTGTTCAAAGTCACTTGCCGCCGAACCAAGCATAATGGCCCTGGGCGTGCCGGTTGCCGGGTAAATAGAACTATGGTTTCTGATCTCAAAAAACGTGGTAGGAGCGTTAAAAGTAATTTCAAAAACCGGGTAAGTCTCCGCCGTGCCGGTATTGCTGACAGTAAGAAGGCTGCTTGTACCAAAGCTGGCTGATTGGGTAGACACATCCAGGGCATACGGATCGGAACAGATAAAGGAGATAGTCCCACGGGCCAGGTGCATGATTTCCTCAAGGTCTGTGTCCCCGGATAGGCTGCCGATATACATTTTTTGTGGCTCATCCGGCAAGATAATGGTTAGGTCATTTTGGCTTGCCAGTATCCCGGCTAAGGCATGGGCTTTTTCAATCCGGTCTGCTGTGCTGGTGCCGATGATGTCAAAATCAATGTCAATCCGGCGTTGCTTAAGTTGGTTGCGGATATGGTACATCCCATGCCTTCCAGGAACGTCAAAGACAAGGTTTTCGATTGTGGGGGCCAACCTACGATTAATGCGCTTAATCCGCATTAAACCGCTAACATCAATTCCGTTGATATGCATTAGCGCAACCCCCTTGCCCTAGTAAAGATTTTACGCTGTCGTTCTAACTCGTCGCCTAGGTATGGAGCGGTGGCCCGTGCGACCTCCCTGCCATCCAGCAATAAGACGATTTCATAACGCCCTTGATGGTTTGTGATGTTCGTGATGGTTGTGGGGCTTTCCCTGGCCATTCCTGCCAAGGCAGCGGCAGGCATGACAGAAGGCATTTGCATGGCTGCGTTGGCCAACGCCTGGGCTTGCCGGATGACACCTTTGGCGGATTCGGCCAAGCCGATTTCAAACCCCTTTCCTGTCCACTCACCGACCTCAATCATGACTTTAGAGGGCGAAGCAATCCTCAAAGCCGACTTGATTCTGTTTACCGCACCTGTAGCCAGGTTTTTAGCTTTGTCATAGAGAGCAGAAGCCATGCTGCCTACTCCGTTGATAAGCCCCCGGATAATGTCCTGGCCGATCTTAAACAGGTTGATTCCTTTTAGGAAACTCTTAATCCGGTTCCATACGGAAACGATAGTTGCCCGGATGTTGTGCATGATGTTCCGGGCCGACGAAAGCAGATTGCGAAAGTGATTTAAAACACCATTGACGATGTTGCGAACGACTCCCACGACGGCTTCCCGTAGGGCGTTCCAAATCGAAGCCCCGAACACCCTTAGCCTAGTGAAAATCTCGATGGCCTTCCTAAACAGGTTTCCGAAAAAGCCCAGTACCCTGTTCACAAGGCCAGTGACGACAGTTTCGGCGTTTTTACCAAAGTTGCGGAAAAAGTTGACGATGTTTTCCCACATACTGCGGATTGTCTTGAGGGCGTTTTTGGCCAAATTCCGCAGCAGATTCCGAATCTGTCCGACGAACGAAAGCGAAAGTAAGCCTAGCAGGAACTTAATTGCCCCTTTAAAGATGTTCTTTACGCCTTCCCAAATCATCGAAAAATCCCCGGTAAAAATACCGGCAAAAACCTTGATAAGCCCCTGGATAACGGTAATTGCGCCGCCGATGATGTTGGTGATGGCTGCCCAAACCGTTTCAATGATGAACCGGATAAGAGGCATGACAAACTGAACAACCTGCAAAATAAACTGGAAGGCATTAGCGACGGCCGTCATGACTTGTTCGCCGTTTGTTTCCCAAAATTGCCGGATTGATTCAAGTTGAGATTGAATGAAAGGGACAACAGAGTTGCCTATAATGTCGCTGATCGTGTCCCGGATCGACTGAATGACACTAACGACAGTATCATAAACGGTTTCAAGTGCTGTCTCGACCTTGCTTGCCGCTTCCGGCGAAAGGCCGAACCTTTCTAGCAAGTCCCCGGCTTCCCCTGTGCCTAGAAACAGGCTCATTATGACATTGTAAAGCGTCGTGACTACGCCAACGATTGTTTGGAACGCCTGTTTTACCTGGTCGAGAGAAGGGAACCAAGGTTCAATCGCCTGGATCACGGTGCGAAAAGCGTCGACGACGACAGGAATTGAATCGGCGATAAAAGCGAAAGCCCCTTTGATGACGGGTTTCAAACCGTTTATCGCATTCTCGATTGCGCCAGGGCCCCCCAGGGCTTCGTCAAAAGCCTTAAGGATGTCCGCAACCCCAGTTACAACCCAAGTGCGCATGTTTGTTAGGGCTGTCTTAATCCCGCCGCTGGCGGTCAAAGCCATTTCAGCGAAACCGCCTTGGGCATTGGAAACCTCAATCAGTTTGGCGTTGAATTCATCAAAGGTGATAACACCTTCTTTTAAGGCGGCATAAAGGTCGTTCTGTGCCGAAGCCCCGGTAAAACCGAACTCCTTTGCCAATCGGTTGAGGGCCAAGCCCATGGTTTCCTGCAATGTCCGCCAGCTTTGCAGGTCTACTTCGCCTTTAGAAAGCATTTGCACATATTGCGTCAAGCCCCGTTGTGCGTCCTGCGCACTGGCTCCACTGGCCAAGAAGGCATTGTTCAACGCCAACGTCGTTTCTACGGCTTTGTCTAAATCCTGGGTCAAAATGGCGATGTTTTGTGCGGTGGCCGCCACCTCGTCCAGGCGTGTCGGAAGGCCCTGGATTCCGTCGGAAAGGCGTTGAATAGCCTTTTCTGACTGCTCTGCCCCGAAGCCAAGTTGCTGCATGACTTTAGGGAAGTTGTTTAGCGTGTCATACCTGGCGATGGCTCCGTCCAAGGCCCCGGTGACCATGTTGATAGCTTTACTGGTTAATTCAAAGACTCCAATCCCGGCTGCGATTTTGCCAATACCTGCGGCGGCTTTCTTTGCCATCCCGGTAAGTCCAAGAAAGCCTTTATCCATTCTTGCGACCGCTTGGACCACCTTGCCGTCATCTAGTTCAACATCGATAATGACACGCCCGTCCGCCATACTCGTCACCTGCCTTTCGCAAGGGCAAATAAAAAAGCCCGTGTTTTACGGGCCTATTTCCGTTTGCCTATATACTTTTCTGCCCTCCGTTTCAAGACGGCTGTTGCGCCCATGTTCCGTAACTCCTCATTGATTCCGTCGGCCAGTTGGGCCAGGTAGTCCATGAGGATTACCACGGAAGGCGTAAGCTCATAGATTTTTTCAAAAGCCCCGTCTCCCAAAAGAAGGTCAAATCCCCTGCGCAAAACATCTTTGCAGGCTTCCAAATCCTCCTGCTTATTCTCGTCCACTTTCAGCTCCTCAAGCTCTTTTTGAATCTCGACGGCTTTTTTACGGAACTCCAAAACCGACTCATCTGTCACCTCGAAACTGAACTTGAGAGGGCCGATTTCCACGGGTATTTCCGGCTTTCGCTCTTGAATCCGAATGGCCATTCAATCACCTTCCCGGTTTGTTTTTGGTCTTAAAATGTCTGCCAGTTGATCAAACTTAGAATCTATATCATCAGCTGTCTGGCTGTTATCAAGGGAGTAGAACCGCTTTAATTCAAGGAGACGTTGTCTTTCTTTGTGCGGGATTTTTCCAGGAGGCGGAACGTCCATTGTTCGGTAACCGATGACTTTCATTAGCTTGGTGTCGTCCCTAAGCCCGAACAGAAGGGCCTTAAACTTCTTCCAATGCAACTTCCCCTGGGCTTCAAACAAGTCTATGCCGTAGTCCTGCATAAATGACGCATAGATATAAGCAGCGTCCTTTTCAAAATCCAGGATTGGTTTTTCGTTGCCGGTTTGCTTTGCCTCGCCATCTGAAATGAACTTATCGAAAATCGTCTGCACGATCAAGGTTTTTTCGTGCATATCAAGCCCGGCAATGCTATCCGGGTTTTCGACAAACATTTGCAGCAAGATGTCTATTTTCTCTGCTTCGGTGAAATATTCGTCTTGTAAAAGCTCAAAAGCTCGCAAAACAACGTCAAAGTAGAGTCCCAGACGGATTTTGCGGCCCCGGTATTCGATTGTGTCATCCAGCCTGTCGGTTAACTTCATACCTAACCCCCATAACAAGAAAAGCAGCAGGAGAAAGTCCCCTGCTGCTTCTTAAATTAAGGCGTAGGTTCCGGTTCGGGTGTATATTGCGGTTTGCCGTTGAAATGGATTTCGAAACTAATTTCACCCTTGGCATTAGCGTCCCCGCTGGGACCTTCGATGTTTGCAATTGTGCAGGGGCCTTGAAACACTTCACCACTGGGCAACGTCCAGCGGAACTGCGTTTCCCGTTTGTTGCCAATCTCGATCATGTTCGCAAAAATCCAGTCCTGCGCAGGATCACCAAAATAACGGTGTCCGCTAAACGTTATTACCAGTTGACCTCCCATAACGGTAGTGGTAGCGTAACCGTCCCCGTCAAGATAATGGGTCTGGTCGATCTCATCGTTTGTGGAAGGCTCAAAGTTATTAAGGCCCCTGGCCAATCGTGCCCAGGTCGGCTCGCTTTCCTCCGGTGTGATGTCGATTTCAAAAAGGTGCTTCGATTGGACAAGCAACCCTTCATCTGCCATTTTTTATACCTCCTTCGGTTGGAATATCTCGGCATAGAAGATTGCCGAATAGACGTGCGTCCCCTGCGACGTGACTTCAATAAAATTCGGTTGTGTGTAAACTTCGCAGGAGACGAACACAAAAGAACCATCCTGACTGACGATAGCGCCGTTTTCTAGGCTCTGTAAGGCCCGTGCGATGGCTTCCAGCGTCTCAAGTGCGACTTTGGGCGACCGGTGTTGGGTAAGCACTTGAAAGGCATAGGTCCTCACCCTGTCGCCTGTCAAATACTTTTGAGGGGGCATGCCTGGTGTCGGCCGAATGGCTATGCTGTCGCCACTTCCCAAAATACCAACCCTGATTTTTGTGTATAGCGAAAGGTTTTGCTCAAGGTAGTCGCAAACCCTGTCCAGGAAGTCCAAAGACACACCCCCTTTATAAGTTTCGCTTGATGGCTTCCTCGGCTACTTTTTGCCACTCGTCCAAGTGTTGGGCCTTGGCCCTCTCATACCAAAGCCCTCCTGCTTGGGGATTTTTGTCCTTGCTAAAGTTATATTGCGGATTGTAATACAATCGCTTCGCATAGGGCGTGTCCCATATTAACCGCCCTTCGCCGATTTTGGAAGCTGTCAAGCTACTGTTAATTAAATTCCCTGTGTCCATTGGTGCGTAGTTATTGCTGTCCTTGAGAACTTGCTCGTCAAAGGCGGCTTGCCCTTTTTTGACGGCTTTTTTGACTGTAGGAACAATCTTTTTAAGATCGGTTTTAACCCTAATACGTGACCGGGCCATTTACACCAGCTCCGCTTCAATGTGGTGGATTCGGTTGCTTATGGCATAAAAAATCTCAACCCTACTGACTTCGTACTCCCGGCCCTGGAAAATGATCTTGTCTTTTTGCTTAGGTACAACAAACGGCTTTGTGTGTCTGCCATCCAGGAAAAGTATGTTTTCGGCCCGGACTTCCTCTTTCGCCGAGTCTCTGTCTAAGGCGGTCGCAGGCTCCACACGAACAAAACGAACGGGTACAGAGTCGGCATAAGTATCCCCCCAGCGACCATCTTCCAGGTATTCCACATATTCAATTTCGTGGATAAGCAGCATTCTTGGGATTGCTCTGATAATCACGATCCGACAACCCCTAAGCCTTGATAAAGCAGCCCTGTAGGGGCTAAGTACGCCAAGGCAGCTTTGCTAATTCTTTGCGCTTCCTTCGGTTCGGTTGGTTTTCCTTGGATATGCCCAACACTGTAGTTAAATCGACCAATCCCCACATTTACAACGTCCGCCATCCCGGCATTTATGGCTTCGTCTCCGCTATTCAAGACAAAATATTCCACTTGTGCGGCGACGGCCTTCATAACTTGCTCCCGGATAAATTCGGGCAAGCTCTGCAAGTCTTTGATTTGGTAGTTAGTTGCCTGGTCGATGATGTCGCTGGCCCGTTCGATATATTTCTCCAGGTCATCCCCTGCGTCCGCCCCCTGGTAAATGTCCTGATAATATTCGGGCGTGATATAGCCCATTATTCTCATCCCCTTAAGAGAAAGGGACGCTCGACATTAAGCGTCCCCTTCCTTGGCTTTGCTGTTATCGCCTTGTCCAGAAGCCTTGGTTTTGGCCTTGGCTTCCGTCTTCCTGGGCCGTTCGATTTCCTCGAACCCCCGCATTTTCAGCTCCTTCATTTTGGCCGGGTCGTTTGTCCGCAGAATGACGTTCTCCTTCTTAAACACCTTCATCCCGTCCATACGCTGTTACCTCCCTTATTCTTGCTTCAAACTAACGACGATGCCGTCTGCCTTTTGTTTCAGCACAAACAGGTCATGATAAAGCCGGTTTTGATACAGGTAGCCATCTCCTTCAGTGTGTTGGCCAGGGGCAAACAAGTAAATGCTGTTTACTTTTGCCTTGGCCACGACGGCCCCTTTGTAAACAATAAGCCAGTTGATTTGCTCACCTTCGGGAACGAAGCCGTCGGTAAAGTCATGTTCGGTATTAAAGCGGTCTAAGTCCCAAACCTCGATGAGCTGCACACCATCCAGGGAAGTCACACGGGTTTCGATAGACGTACCTTGGTTTTGCACGTTAATCATCCGGGTAAACTGCGGAGAACGTTCTAAAGCGTCTAAGGCTTCGCTGGAAATGAAGCAGAACAGGTTGCCAGGGCCATATTTGCGAACTTTCAAGATGTCTTGTTTAAGCCGTTGATAGACAGTATCCGGGTCGATGGCTTCCCTGGTGACGTTCCCTTGCGCTACGGCATGGGTAGCCATTTTCCCGAAACGATATGCGTCAATTTCGGGCCCTGCGTTCTCGGTCATAAACACCCTGGTGATGTTTGCTGCGCTGGCGGCCTGGTTCGATTCGTCCACGTCCATTTGGTCTACGAAAAACTCCACATCCCGGTCAAATTGCAAAGTGTAAGGCTCATGGGAAAGCGTTACAGAGCCCCTGTTCCATCCACCTTGACGGCTATGGTCTTTGTAACCGGAAACGGTCAAAGTAGGAACATGGAACGTCCGGGCCCCAAGCCAAACGACGTTCGGGGTCTCCAAAACATTCGTCAACGTAGCCTGTTTGATGACTTGGTCAAGCTCGGCCTGATAGACTTGGGCATAGTTGATCACGTTAGCCATTGTTCATACCTCCCAAAAGAATTTTTGCAAAGTCATCCATCTTTGCTTCTTTGTTGTGTTGCCCTTTGCTGAAATAGGGCTTGTTTTCTTGTTTCTCCTCCTGCTGCTCATGTTGCGTCTTGAAGTGCGGGTATTTGTCCAGCACTTGCTTGATGGCTTGTTCAATATCAACCTCATCGTTGACCATCGCCCTGGCCAAGATGACAACATCTTGTGCGCTGTCCGGGCGAACGCCCATTTTTAGGGCAGCCAGTTGGGCTTTGAGGGCTTCGTTCTCACTTACGACGGCTTGATGGTCCGACTCTAGCTTTTGCAGGCGTTCAGCCTGTTTTTGTGCTTCGGTTTTTTGAGACTCCTGCCACTCGTGAAACTTTTGCGGCCCTTCTTTGGCGGTCTTAAAGTCCTCGATCCCAAGCTCCCTAAGCAGTTTTTCTTGAGCCTTCTTTACCTCCCTGGCAACGATGTTGTTTACATCGGCCTGGGTAAAAGTCTTTTCGGTCTGCTCCTGTTGAGCAGGTTGTTGTTCGATAATCTCTCCCCCAGCACTTTGCGTTTCGGCCTGCTGGTTAGCCGGTTGCTGTTGTGTTTGATCGTTCGAAAATTGATTGTCCATGCTAAAACCTCCCTAATCGGGTGATTTCCTCCGGTTTTATTTAACGCCCACCCCCGGTAAACGGGCAGTCTGTGTCAAAGCGAAACAATTCGCTCACGATCATAACGCCTTGTGCGTCCAGTCTGTGCAATAAACTCCCTCATGGCTGCTTGCCGGGTCTTGACTTTTTCGTTTGCCCTCCTAATGCCATTCTCGTCTCCTATAGCCTTCATCATGGCCAACTCCTTTTTGGCTTGCCGGATTCGCCTTTCCAGGTATCGTTGCTTTTGACTCTCCTGGTATATCCGGCTATTTTCGGCTTCGTCATATGGCTGGAAACGTTGTTTGCTTACACCCTCGATATACGGGTAGATTTGGTGCCCGCAATTGATTCCTAGGAGCCCGGCAGGCTCCCCGTAACTCGTGCTGCTAAATGGCGGATAAACCGGGTGATTCCCGCTTTTGCTATATATCCGGCCCTGATATGGCGCACATAAAGGGCGTGCCCCGGCGTGACTTGAAACCTCAATGAGGTCTATGCCGTAATCGTCCATGCGGGTAAACTGGGTTGCTGTTGCAACTGATTTAATCGTCGTCCGCATGAACATACTCACGTAGCCTTCGACTGACCATCGCCGCCCGGC